GGTCCGTGACGCCGCCGCCGAGGCCGCTGTCGTCTATCTTGATGGGGATAGCCTTGTCGAACCGGTACTTTTCCATGAGCTTTAGGCCGAGCTCCATGATGTCATCGGCCGTCTGCATAAGGTCCTGCCCGCTCTTGCGCTTGTAGAACATAGCCTTTTCGTCCACCTTGTACCCGATGACGGTGCGGTCGTCGCCGTAGCGGGCAACGTCGCAGCCGATGTCGATGCGGACAGGTTTTGCCGGTTCCGTCCATTCGGTCATAATGGATTTTTCGACGAGCGGCAGGGGGATGAAAACATCGTTCTCCTGCCGGGGGAACTCTCCGGCGACACGAACACGGAAAACGTCCGAATCCTCGCCGTACATCTGGATGATGGTCTTGACGAAGTCGTCCGAGACGCGGCTGCTGTTCCGGCCGTCAACATGGAACGTGGTGTAGCTGCCTCTGTTCTTGTGGTGGCTGTCATAAAAAAAGCCCGACAGCTGTGTCGGGTTTCCGCACATGAGCAGCCGCGCTCCGGGTGTCGAAAGTGCGCCCAGCACCGGCTCGAACACCTTGTCGTCCACGCCGCTGGCCTCGTCGATGATGTAGAGGATGTCGTCGGCGTGGAATCCCTGCAGGGCGTCCGGCTTGCTGGCCGTTCGGGCCACAGCGAACCACTCCTCGGGGTACTGCTTCATGTAGACCTTTTCCTTTGTCCACATCAGCTCCCGTTCGAGGGCTTTATTGTTGCGCAGCCACTTGCTTATCTCCGCCCACAGAATATCGAATAGCTGATGCTGCGTCGGGGCCGTGCAAGGGATTTTTGGAAATGGCCGGGTTGACATAAACCAAATAACAGTCCACGCCTCGACCGCACTCTTGCCGATGCCGTGGCCGCTGCGGACGCTCGTCATCTGGTTCTTTGCCACAGAATCCAATATGGCGCGCTGGTTCTTGTCCGGCGTAACGTGGAGCAGGTCCTCGACAAAATCAGCCGGGTGGTCTGCATAGTACAGGATAGCCTCTTGGGTCATCATGTCTGTTCTCCTCGTTTCCGGTTCTCGTATGCGGCCGCGATTTCATCGGCGAGGGAGAGTGTGGTTTCCTCCTGCTCCTCCGCCGTCTTGCCTCCGGCCGTGACGCCTGCCTCCTCCATCCGGTTATCCCGCTCAAGCTCTGTGGCCTTGTCGAGGAACTGGATAATGTCCTTTGGCGTCATCGACCCGTCCGGCAGATTCTTGAGCTCCGCGAGGGCTTTCTCTTGGAGCTGCAAGGCGATGCCGATGTGGCGGGTCCTCATTTTTTTGTACTTTCGGAGTGCCTCTTGTCGGGCTACGTCATCCAAATGGTTGTCATACGCTCGGCAGCGTTCTCCCCACTTTTTCTCGCGGCTCCAACGCTTGATAAGCGTGTCACTCTTGGATAACTGTTCGGCAACGACCCGTAGGCTCCTGTTTGAGCCCATATCTCGGTAGATGGCAAATGCCTCGTAGGCCTGCGCGCTTTCGCCCGGTTGACGCTCCCAAAGGTCGTCTTTGGTCCTATTCGGCATTGTCCTCCTCTCCTCACTTTCAGCTCTGTCCCGGGCTGCGAGGCTCCGCGCCCGTAATCCAGAATAGGGTGCTTTCCGGTGCGATGCCGGAACTTCTAAACCACTGCATCGTCTTTGCCTCGTAGTGAGGATGCAGGCGAATGCCCCCCCATGTAGCCGCTGCGGACTTCTCATAGACGAATCCGGGGCTGTGGAAAAGGTCGTGGTACTCAAACTCTCGGTCTGCGCCGTACTTTTTGAGGGTCTCATGGATGAATCCGCGCCGGTCCGGGGCCGTGGCTACGAGGTGCATCCTCTTGACCCGTTTCCCGTACCTGTGTAGTCCTATCATCACGCCGGTGGCGGTGATGCCGCTGCCGCAGGTCATCACGAGGTTTTCTATATCGTCCGGGAGGTTCTCTGTCTGCGCCGCAACTGCGGTTAGCAGCGTGTCGCCGTACCCGATGATATTGATGCCGTACTGGACAATAAAGCTGTTTTCCTGCGCCGCCAGCTCTTTTGCGCGGGCGTGTAAAATGCTGTGGCGGCCGGAACGTGCTGCGAGCACTATGGACGCCCCATATTTCATCGCCAGCCGGGGCATAGGCAGAGCCGCAACGCTCTCCCGGGTGGTTCCGCCGTACAAGATTCTGCACGGCATCCCATTTGCCCGGGCAACCGCTGCGGTGATGGGTGCTTGCGGGGAGTGGATGCTGCAATACGTCAGCAGGCTCTTGTAGCCCTTCTTGATGCTGTTCACCAGCATCACGCATTGCCGGAGCTTTCCTCCGTTCACCTCTCCGGGGCCAAACGGGGCGTAAAGGTCGTCCCGCTTGATGCGCAGCCCGTCTACCTCCTGAACCGGCGTCAGGCTGTACTCATTCATCCAGTCCAAACACCTTTCTGTGATAGTCGGTCTTTTTGGCGAGCTCCTCCTGCATCAGGCCGTAAAAGCTCTGTTTTGCAATTTTGCGCCCGCTGCCCGCGCTCTGGTTCAGTGTTTTGAACGGTCCGCCCGTCCCGACTTCTTTCATCTTTTCCGTCGGCTCCGGGTTCTTGCCGTTCATCAGCATACAGAGGTTATACTCGTTCGGCCGGAATCCGGGCAGGCCGTCGATGCCGCAGCAAGTCATGCTGTCGCCCATCGCGCGGAGCCGGTTCTCGCCGCTGTAGAATTTCAGGCCGTACCGATGGCACTCCGCCTTGATGGCTTCAAAATCGTGCCGGAGGCGGGGCAGCGGATAGCAGAAGTCGCCGCCGATTTTCGTCATGCCGGGTTTGGTCTTAAAGAACTTCATGCCCTCCACGATGACGCCGTAGGCTCCTGCCTCCGCGATGCGAGGGATGTTCTTCATAACGTCATGGAACACCTCGGGCATATACGGCTGGATGCGGACGATGGTGCGCTGCACTCTGGCCGATACCGTCTTGAGGATGGCGAGCCGCTCCTCATAGCTGGGCGTCCCGCGTTCGAGGCGGTCGTACTTGCTGCACACCATGCTGATTTGCAGCACACAGTTGCACTGTGCCAACAGGTCGAGGTACTCCGGGTCCGCAATGAGGCGGCCCTTCGTGCTCACCACAAACGGATATTTCGTCTCCGCCAGCAGCTTGAGGCACTCGTAGCTGGCGCGAATCTGCTTTTCAACCGGCTGGAACGGGTCACTCATGCCGCCCCAGTGGATAGGGATGTTCCAGTCGCACCACTCCGTTTCGTTGCCGCGCTTGCCCTCAATAAAGGAGCGCAGGCCGTCTACGCTTTCGTCGCGTTCGATGTGGCTAATGTCGTTCTTCTTCTGTGCGAAGCAGTACCGGCAGCCGTGCGAGCAGCCGCGATAGGTGTCGAAACGCACAGGCAGGTTACAGAGGATAATCTGGCTCCCGCATTTGCAGCCCATTAAATCTCACCTCTAATCTTCTGGACGATGACGGCAACAAGGTCCTCTTTGCCGTTGTCCTTTATGTACTCTTTCAGGACGTCGCGGTCCTCCGCGCTGAACTTGAGCGAGATGTTGAACGTCTCCTCGATGCTCTTGAGCTCGCTGTCGAGGAAGTCGCCGTCTACGAGGGCGTCCACGTTGTTTTCTAGGGCCTCGATTTCGTACAGGTCGAATCCCGTCTCCGGGGCCGCGTCGCCGAGGCCGTCCAGCAACTCCTTGAGCTTTACCTCGTCCCACTCGCCCGTCACTTTGTTCATGGCGATGTTGAGCTGCTTCTCTGCGGTCTCGTCGAGGTCAACAACAGATACGTCCGTCTCGGTGACGCCCTCATTCATAAGCACGGTAAGACGCTGGTGGCCGGACACGACACGGTTCGTGCGCTTGTTCCAGATTACCGGGACTACCACGCCGAACCTGTCAATGTTTCGCTTGAGCTTCTCGTACTCGTCATCGCCGGGCATAAGCTCCACGCGAGGGTTATACTCCGCGCGCTCCATGTCCGCGATTCTCTTTTTGATAATTTCCATCAGATAAGCCCCTTTGCCTTGTTCACGAGCAGCTGCGCCAGCTCAACCTTGCCTGCGGGGTTCTCGTCGATGTACTTGTCCATCGCCTCGTGAACCTCCTCGGGCAGGGTGAATGTCATGGTGTAGCTGTTCGGCTCGCTCTTTCCGGTGTCGGAGAAGTCCTCGTTCAGCAGGTCCTCGATGTGGTCGTATGTAACCTTGAGAGCATCGAGTTCCCAGTCATCAAAGCCGGTGAGGGCCATTTCGCCCTGCTCTTTCAGCTCGTCCAGAATCGCGGTGAGCTTCTCGTTGTCCCACCGGCCGGAGATTTTGTTGAGCGAAACATTGAGGATGCGTTCCTCCTGCTCGTTGAGCTCGACCTCTATCACCTGTACCTCGGTGTAGCCTTTCTGCACCAGCACCTTGAGCCTCTGGTGGCCGCCTACGATGTTGCCGGTGGTCCGGTTCCATACGATGGGCTCAACGTAGCCGAAGGTCTCGATGCTCCGGGCCAGCTTTTCGTACTGCTTGTCGCCCGGTGCGAGGTCTTTCCTCGGGTTGTAGTCCGCCGGATGGAGGTCGCTCACCGGCAGAGTGATAATTTTCATCTGCCGTTCCTCCTTGACCCGTTTCG